CACAGTTACACTGCACAGGTTATTACAGATGCAGGACAGCCCACGTCTAGACAAGAAGCTAAAGCACACACCTTTGCACCTTTGTATGGAGCTACAGGATTTGGCAGATCACAAGCTGAAGCATCCTACTACGAACAGTTTAGTTCAAAGTATAAGGGTGTTGCAAAGTGGCACAGGACATTGGCTAATGAAGCATTACAGACAGGACGCATCAGGATACCATCAGGTAGATCGTTTGCATTTCCTGATGTAGTTAGACGAAGCAATGGATCTGTGTCTCACTTTACACAGATAAAGAATTACCCTGTTCAGGCATTCGCCACAGCAGACATTGTTCCTTTAGTTCTTATGACTATTGATAACATGTTGTTGAATATGGAGAGTTGCATAGTCAACACTGTGCATGACTCTATTGTAATAGATGTCCACCCTGACGAAGTGGATCAGGTTTTAAACTTAGTAAATAGTATCAACAGTGAGATGAAGAAACTTATCAATACTAGATGGAAGATAGACTTTAATGTACCCCTAAAATTAGATGCAAAAATAGGAGACAACTGGCTTGACACCAAAGACGTAGTATGATAAAACTATATTTTTAATCTTAATAAGGAGAAAACATATGAATGAAGTAGTAACTATAAACGGAAACTTTGAAGACATGGCTAAAGCTATGGGCATGACAGGTGCATCAGGCACTGATGTAACAAAAAAGTCTGTTAGCTCTTTGGCTAGACTGCGTATAAATCATACACCTATCATGGGTACGACAGAGATCAACGGCAAGTCTGTGAATATTGAACAGATACCGTCTGGATCTTATAAGATAGAGATACCCGACAGTGGCACATACTATCAGTCTGATCTAGAGATTAGACCTTTTATGCAACGATATATGTATAAGAGATTTATTAAGGGTAGTGATGACAGCCCAAACAGATATGTCAAGACTGTTATGGCAGATAACCTTGACGTAGATCTCAAGGACAACGATGGTGGTCACAACTGTGGTAAACCTGCAGGATACATTCAGGACTTTAATGCTTTACCTGATAAGCAGAAGGAACTTATCAGACAGATAAAAAGAGTTCGTGTTGTGTTTGGTTTAGCTAAGTTTGACAAAGCTATGCAGATGGATGGTGATGTTGCAGTTCCGTCTGATCTAGGTCATGTCCCTTTTATATGGGAAGTAGAGAATCGTGAGGGCTTCAAGACTGTTGGTGAGGTATTCAAGAAGCTAGGTAACATGAAGAGGTTGCCTGTGAATCATCTGATACATGCTTCATCGGAAGAGAGAAAGCTACCAAACGGTAATACTTATTATGTACCTAGTACGAAGCTTGACTTGTCAAGTAAGATTGAAACATCTGATGAGGATCAGGAGTTGTTTGGTAATCTACTTGCTTGGGTGACTAACTATAATCAGTACATCATGAGTCAGTGGAATGAGAACGTACACAACCATGAAAATGTTGACGCATCAATGGTTGAGTCTTTCATTGATATAACCACTGAAGAGAAAGTGCAGTAATGAAACACAAGGCAGAACTATTACTGCATAAGTTCTTAGACCAAGCTACTGACGGTAAAAAGATTTTATCCGATGATAACATTGACAAAATAGCTGATGATATCAAGGACGCTTTGCATCGTCAGTTTGGTTCTAAGAACAACAGAAAAGAGTTCGGGCTACGTATGTCTAATATAGGCAAGCCTACTTGTCAGCTTTGGTTTGAGAAAAACAAACCAGAGGAAGCATTACCTTTTCCTAACAACTTTGTTATGAACATGATGTTAGGTGATATAGTAGAAGCTGTATTTAAAGGCTTGCTTAGACAGGCAGGTGTTGCCTATCAGGACTCTAAAAAAGTATCTATGGAACTGAAGATAGATTCTAAAATAGAAGGCACGTATGACATAGTTATTGATGATGCAGTTGATGATATTAAGTCTGCATCTGATTGGTCATACAGAAATAAGTTTGACTCTTTTGATACTCTAGCCAACGGTGATGCATTTGGATATGTAGGACAGTTGGCAGGGTATGCACAGGCTCTTGGCAAGAGAGCAGGTGGATGGTGGGTCATAAACAAATCTAATGGTAATTTTAAATATGTACCTGCCGATGGTTTAGACTTGACAAAAGAGGTAGACAAACTATCTTCTAATCTAGATGTGATTGAGAGTAACGAGTTCAAGAGATGTTTTGAATCTATACCCGAAACATTCAGAGGTAAGCCCACAGGAAATAGGATCTTAGGAACTACATGTTCATTTTGTAGATTCAAGCATTCTTGTTGGACTAACTTGCAGGAGTTACCATCTTTGGTATCACAGGCAAAAGAACCTAAGACTGTTTCATATGTTGAAATTAGAAAGGAGAAACTTATATGACAGAGAAAGAACCTACGTTAGAGGAAATGGCTGAACAGATTTCTATGACACAGAAAAAGTTAGCCGAAATGAAAAAGGCATACCATGAAAAGAAGTATGCGTCATACAACGCAGCAAGGGAAGCTTTTCTTGCAGAGCATAAGGCTTTGTATGGTAAAGAGCTAGAGAGTCCGTTTGCTCTCTGGTACAAATGGTAGGTGTACACCTCTAAACAATATAGGGTAGCACGTAAGTTAGGCTATCGTAGTGGACTCGAAGTTAAGCTTTCTGAGTTTCTTGATGAAAGAAAGATAAAATATATCTATGAGGGCATCAAGATAGAATGGGAAGACTTAGCCTATCGTCATTACACACCTGACTTTGTGCTACCTAATGGTATAATAATAGAAACAAAGGGACTGTTTACCGTTGATGATAGAAGAAAACACATATGTATACAAAAACAGCATCCAAAACTTGACATACGTTTTGTGTTTACAAGCAGTAAAAGAAAGATTCAAAAAGGTTCTAAGACTACATATGCTGATTGGTGTGAAAAGAATAACTTTTTATGCTATGATAGGATCATACCAGAGCCTTGGTTGAAAGAACGTAAAAAGAAACCACATCCTAAACTCATAGAGTTTCCAAGGAAAAAATTTATAAGGAGATAAGAATGACACAAAACGGATTTAAAGACTTACATTTTAGACTAGACGATCAGGATATAATAATACGTATGCAACCTATTCTTGATCATCAAAATAATTGGACAGGAGATGTTACCTTACAGGTTCTAGACTCAGTTGACAATCCTCTATCGGATAGAGATTTTAACGATATTATGTTCTTTGCACGTATGTGCCTTGTTGGTATTGATTTACTTAGGAGTGACGAAACATACTCAAGAAAAGTTTATGAGATAGTTAGAAAAGAATTAGAAGAAGAAGCAAGACCTAAACTTAAACTAATTAGTAGACATGATAATGTTATTAGTGTAGACTTCAAAGCAATGAAAGAGAAACTAAATGGGAGTGCATGATATGGCAAAATGGGAAATGAATTGTAAGGATAAAGATATGGTAAACAGTCCACCACATTATAATAAGTATGGTGTTGAATGCATCGAAGCTATTCAGTCAGCTACAGGTGAAGGATATGAATATTATTTGCAGGGTAATATTATTAAGTATCTTTGGAGATACCGATACAAGAATGGTGTACAAGATCTTGAAAAAGCACAGTGGTATCTTACTCGTTTGATTAATATTAAAAAGAAAAGTAATGAAGATTCCCTTGGGGATATTCTATCAGAGATGAGTGATGGTTGTTAAAGTATACCTCACGCTTGATCTAGACAAAGACGAGTACCCTGTTCCTGCTGACGGTGATCCTAGTGAAGAGATACAACAAGCTTTAGAAGAGTTTATCTATGATATTGATGGACTAAAAGTAAAAAATATTAGAATAACATTGGAGGATTAATATGAACGACTATCAAAAATTTATTGCAATATCTAGATATGCTAGGTGGATTGACGAAGAGAACAGAAGAGAGACATGGGAAGAAACTGTGCAAAGATATGTGGACTATATTACTGAGAAAGTAAAAGGACATTTACCTAAACCACAGATCATTGATGCCATAACTAATTTAGAAGTTATGCCTTCTATGAGAGCTTTGATGACTGCAGGTTCTGCATTAGAGAGAGATAACACAGCAGGATATAACTGTAGCTATTTACCTGTTGATGATCCAAAA